TCAACCACGCCTTCTGGAATGGCGAGTACCGGAAGCCGACCGACAACACGCAGGCACGCAAGACCCGCGGGCTGCTGCAGGCCATCTCCACCAACCGTGTCATCTACGGCAACGCGGAGATCAGTGCGACCGCCGCGACGGACACCATCACCGGCACCCACTCGCTGAGTGTCGGTGACAAGGTGATCTTCACGGGCCGCGGTGCCTCGTCCGCCGTGGTCATCGGCCGCGTGTACTTCGTGCAGTCGGTCGCCACGACCGTCTCGTTCAAGGTCGCCGCGACCGTGGGAGGCGCTGCCATCACCATCGGCACCGCAACCGGCGTCAAGGTCATCCCCGTGTCCTCGACCGCCCCGGTGCTGGACACGTACAACAGCCTCTTCCAGAAGGCCTACGACAACGGTGGACTCGGCGATGTCATGTCGGCCACCATCGCCGTCAACTCCTCGCAGAAGCGCAACCTGACCGCGACCTACGCGGCAGCGTACGGCAAGGCCAACCCCCTCGCCGGCACCCGCAACGTCGGCGGGGTGAACCTGACGACCGTCGAGACTGACTTCGGCACGCTGAACATCATGCTCGACCGTCAGCTCCCGCAGGATGCTCTCGCGATCGTCTCGCTCGAGCAGCTCGCCCCGTTCTTCCTCGAGGTCCCCGGCAAGGGTCACTTCTTCGAGGAGGACCTGGCGAAGGTCGGCGCGGCTGACCGCACGCAGCTCTACGGCGAAATCGGCCTCGAGTACGGCAACGAGAAGGCACACGCCCAGCTGCGTGGCCTCCCGGTGTTCGCCTAGCAATACCCGCTGGTCCCGAGACGTCTTCCACCGTCTCGGGGCCGGCCCCCCTTGGGTGATAGCTCAGAGGCCAGAGCAGCGGATTCCAAACCCGCCGGTCGCAGGTTCGACTCCTGCTCACTCAGCAACCCCGCCCCCACACGATCGGAGTCTCCCACCATGGCGCGCATCAAGCACCCGAACCCGCAGCAGGGCACGTTCACCGACCGGATCGGCGGTGTCGTCTTCCGCGACGGGTTCGCCGAGGTCGACCTGACCCTCGACGAGAACCTCCGCGAGGCGTACCTGATGCACGGGTACGAGATCTCAGTATTCACGGGGATCACGGTCGACTTCGATACGCTGACCGCAAGCAGCGGATCCCCCCAGCCGTTGGCACCCCTCCCCGCACCCGACTACCTGGCCGACTGGTCGAAGGCGAAGCTCACGGCGTACGCCACCGACCAGAGCATCGACATCGGCGGCGCGAAGACGAAGGCTGAGATCCTCGCGGCCATCACCGCACAGTCGCCCCTCGCCTACGTCGACGAGGCCTAACGATGGCCCAGCGCACCTACGCCACAGAGGTCGACTACACGGCCGCCGCCGAGGAACCCTTCGTCGGCGACTCGGCCAAGCTGCTCAAACGCCTCCGCTCCGCATCCATCGAGGTCGAGAAGCTCACCCGCCTCGCCTGGTACGCCGTGGACGTCGACGGATACCCCACCGACGTCGACGTGTCCGCCGCCTTCACTGAGGCCACCGTCGCGATCGTCGAGCACTGGGAGATCACGGATGACCCCACCGGCGCCGAAGCGCTCCAGGGCGCGGTGAAGATCGGCTCGGTGTCTCTCGGCACCACGTCCTCCGCCGCCTCGTCGACGTCAGCGATCGACAAGCTCGCCGCACGCATCGGCGAGAAGGCCATCGACATCCTCACGAACGCGGGCCTCCGCTCGTCCGCCGTCAATCACACGTAGGGAGCGATCATGGCCCGCCTCCGCGCGAAACACCTGCCGCACCGCATCATCATCACCCGGCTCACTGGCGAGGGCGCAGAAGGGGCAACCTGGGCCGCACCAGACACCGGCCGGCCATCGTACGTCGAGCAGAAGGCGAAGCTCGTCATCGACCGCCGCTCGACCTCGCCGACCGCCGGCCAAGAGGTGATGTCGTCCGCGTTCGTCGTGATCCTCACCGATGACGACGTGCTCCCCGGCTCCCTCGTCACCGTGTGGAAGGGAACCCCGCGCGAGAGCGAACTCACGGTCATCACGTCCGCGCTCTTCGAATACCCGCGCACCCCCTCGCACGTCGAGCTCTACCTGTAGGAGGCATCGTGGCGACCAGCATCCAAGCGACGATCAAGATGACGCAGGGCATGGACGGGGCAATCGCCGAGATCCTCCTCGGCGCTGTCAAGGGGCAGAACCTCGCCGGCGAACGCCTCCTCGCACTGTCCAATGAGGAGGCACCACTCATGGACAACACCCTCATCGAGTCGTCAACAGTAGTCCCGGCGGAGAAGATCGGCGACGACACCCTCGTCATCTATGACACCCCCTACGCGGCCCGCTGGCATGAGGACGGCGAGCTCGTCGACAACCTCGGCCGCCACTACATGGGCAACTCGAACTTCTTCGGAGGCCGGAAGTCGCACTACCTCATCGACCCCGCCATCAATAACAAGCGCGAACTGCGCGACAAAGTAGCAGCGGAGATTCGACGTGGCTGACCCCGACGCCTACCCGATCATCTTCCGCCGCGCACTCGCACAACACCTCGCAGACCAGGGCGTCGGCGTCTACTCGGCCGGCGCGTACGCATCCACCGACCGGGGCATCTACACCAACGGGCCCGCGATGCCCACCACCGTCGACAACTGCGTCGTCCTCGGCTGGCTCACCCCCATCCCCGATGGCAGGGCGAACATGACCTACCGGGTGCAGATCGTCTCCCGCGTCAAGGGCAACACCATCGCCGCCGAGAACCTCGCCGCACTCATTACCGCGGCCCTCGACCAGAAGCAGAACATCCCCGCCGGCCACCAGGTCGCCTGGGTCGAACTCGGCCCCGAACTGGCCTACTCCGCCGACACCTCCGGCCGCTGCGCCACCTCGCAGACGTTCACGTTCCTCGGCCGCCGCCCCCAATAGCCCCCTCAGTTTGAGGGAATCAAGCCCGCCAGGGCACCATCCCAACCCAAAGGAGAACTCGTGCCCACCACGATTTTCGACGCCGAGGTGCCCACCGCTGGCACCATCGCCCTCGCCCATGAAGAGATCCTGCGCATCAAGCGCGCGGGCACCTTCGAGAACGTCGCCGGCGACATCAACTCGCTCGTGAACACCCCCACCCCGATCACCGTCGCCCGCGAGGCCTACGGGCTCAAGGGCACCGACTCGGTGAGCGTCATCGGGTACAACCAGATCATCACGTTCACCGCCGAGGGCATCCGCGACGGCACCGGCCACATCGCCCAGGCGTGGCTCGTCGAGCTGCTCAAGGTCGCACGCGCCACCGGTGCCGCGAACAAGGTCAGCGCGCAGACGTTCGACGCCAAGGACGAGAACCTGATCGCACTCGAGGGCAGCTACTCGGTGGCGGCCGTCAAGTCCTCGACCGGGTTCAAGGACAAGCTGGTCTGGACCTTCACCCTCACCAACGACGGGCCGATCGCGCAGATCACCTCCCCGGTCGCTGGCACGGGCATCCCGGTCATCGACTCCGCACTGCCGACCGCGCAGATCGCGTCCGGGAACGTGTACGTCCGCGGTTACAACGTCTCGGCCATCACGGCGGCCACGGTCGGCGGCATCGCGGTCACGTCGATCTCGCAGATCCCGAACGAGCCGAACATCGTCGTGCTCGAACTCCCCGCCGGCACTGCCGGATCGGCGCCGATCGTCCTCACGAACGCGACCGGCGCATCCACGTCGTTCCCGTACACCCGGGGCGTCTAGCACCACCCCGCTCGGCGGCCGGCTTCGGTCGGCCGCCGGGCACCACCTCACCACCAACCTCTGCAGGGAGACACCATGATCAACGCACGCATCGTCGGCCGGAACCTTCACCTCCACCTCGACGGCATCGAAGAAGACTTCATCATCACCCCGCTCGGCGGCCGCGACGGGCAGGCACTCACCGACGAGTTCCTCCGCACCGCGATCGGCGAACTCCCCGCAGACGGCATGGACGGCATCCTGCAGCGCGCAGTCGGCCCCGTCGTGTACGAACGCGTCAAGACCGACCTGTCCCTCAGCGAGGGCGAAGACATCCTGCTCCCCGCGTTCTACTGGCAGACCGTCCTCGGCTTCCACGGCGTCAACGCCTACATCACCGGGGGTGAAGGACTCACGGGCGCAAAAAAAGCGCTGGAGCTCCT